GCCAGCGAGACATCTACAAGTCCAGATACGAGGACTGGGAGGGCGTGTCGAAAGAAATTGCAGGGTATGCAGATACCCTGCGGGATTCGCTGAAAGCGCGGGACCGGTTGGATGGAAAGTTACTAGTAGAGGATGCCGGAGACTTTCTCTGCACGGCATACTGCACCGAAAAGCGGGAGCACATCTGTGGAACAGGAACAGGAATTACCGCCAGCGGCGCGCCGGTTGAAGGAGGTGTGACGGTGGCGGCGGACCCGGACGTTTTTCCGTTCGGGACCGTCCTCTACATTGAGGATGTGGGCGTGAGAATCGTTCAGGATACCGGAGCCAGCGTAAAGGGAAAACATCTGGACGTTGCCGTTTCCGGTAGCCATAAGGATGCGCTGAACTGGGATGGCTACGGTCAGCACAGGGTTTGGATCATCCGGGAGGCGGAGTAAATGCAGAAAGCAATCGCCATTGATTTTGATGGATGCTTATGTACGAATGAGTATCCGAACATCGGAAAGCCGATTCTGCACATTATTGACGAAGCCAAGAAACAGCAAGCTAAGGGCGCCGGGCTGATCCTCTGGACTTGCAGACAAGGAAAAGAATTGGAAGAAGCCGTTGCCGCCTGCGAAAGGTGGGGACTGCATTTTGATGCAGTCAACGAGAACTTGCCTTCCTGGAAAGAGTTCTTCAGGAACGACACCAGAAAAGTGGGGGCAAACGAATACTGGGATGATCGGGCGGTAATTGCAGATCGGACTTGTATTTTGCGGAGCGATAAATGCTTCAAGGAGAACCAGAAATGAAACTGCCAGACAAGAAGTATACGGTGATCTACGCAGATCCGCCGTGGAGTTACCGCCAGCATGGAACTGGACCCAAAAGCCGGGGCAACGCAGAACAGCACTATCACACAATGGATGTTGATAGCATCTGCGCATTGCCGGTCAGCCGGCTTACGGGGGGGGGCAGGGCTGCGCTCTGTTCATGTGGGCGACATTCCCAACCATCCCGGACGCACTCCGGGTGATGGAAGCGTGGGGATTTACTTATAAAACCGCCGCTTTCGTCTGGATCAAGAAATATAAATCGGGAGGGAACTTTTACGGCATGGGCGCATATACCCGCGCAAATGCGGAGGTGTGTCTCCTGGGAGTGACACCGGGATTCAAGGCAAAAGAACTGGTAAAAAGTCATGCGGTACATCAGGTTATTGAATCGCCAATACAGGCGCACAGCGTAAAGCCGGATGAAGCCCGCCGTAGGATTGTTGAATTGCTGGGCGATGTGCCACGCATTGAATTATTTGCTCGCCAACACGCGCTCGGATGGGATGCGTGGGGAGATGAACTTGAGTAATTGGAGGAAAGGTATGGAAGGACTTGTAAAAACGCTGGGCATTCTGATGGTTTTGGCGGCTGTGGCACTGTGGGCAGCATTGATTTTCTTTGTGCCGGCCGCACTGATTAAATTCCTTTGGCTGTATCTGGTGGCATGATGGACAATGAAACACTGACACGGATCCTCTCGGCACGGTTTATAACGTGTAATGAACAGACCCGAAAAGGCAGTAAAGGCTGCACGAAAGAGTGCAAGCTCTATGAGCTACAAGAGCCGGGCATGACCTGCCGGGACAGTGTTCTTCTCCACGCAGAGGAAGCAAAGAAAATTTTGAAAATAAGATCGCACAACTCCTGACACAGGCCGCCCGCTGCGGCGGCCTTTTTCGTGAGCATGGGAACAGGCCCGGCCCGGTTCAACTCCGGGATTGCCCAAAACTGAAAGGAGAATGCACCGATGCAGAGGTATTACATTTTGCTGAAAGCGACCGGTGCTGGTGGGTGGCCGGGTTGGCTGCCGTACCGGCTGGATGCGGCCAGCGCTGAACAGGCTGTTGAAAAAGCCAAGGAGCAGGCCGAGAATCATTACCCGGAGTACGAAAAGTTTGAAGTTCAGGCTATCGAAATTGAAAGGAGAAGCAAATGAAGCTGGCAGCAATCACAAAGCTCATTAAGGCAGATGGGTACTGTAAACTCTACAAAGTGTTCTATGACGATTGCAGAACCTATGATTTGTACATTGGAACCAAAACGGCAATCTTCCCGCTGACCGGATTTCCGAAGGCACAAAATGAAAGTGAGTTGGCAACCCTCCTGGGCATCAGCAAAAAGGAATGGGCAGACATCGAGTTTGATAATGACTGCCCGGATGATCTCCATCACATCGAAGGGATGGATTTGGACGACACGGCAGACGGAGAAATGGACTGCGTGACCGGAAGAATCGGTATCCGGTACTGCGGGTGTGAACTGGTTCCAATGATCGAGCCTGTTTCGGGAACGGTCGGTTTTGTGGATGCGAAGCAGATCATGCCAGTAGCAGATGAAATCCGCAAGAGCGGATATTTCAAATACTGCGCCAGGAAGATGGCGAGCGGCGGACGCTACTATGTTATCAAGGACGGAATGGTGGTGCGCGGCGCGGTGCTTCCTGTAAAGCTGGAACCTCTGGCAAAGTCTGGACTGCGTGAGCTTGCCGACATGGTGAAAAAGACTAGGGATGTTGCCGATGTGGAGGACTTGAGCGAACAGGAGGACAAAAACGATGCGTAAGACTTTGGAACTGCTGGCTTTGTCCACCTGCACTGCCGCGCTGTGCGTAACACTGACTGGGTGTGAAGCAGTCAAGGGCACAGCAAGCGGTGAAAAACCGGTCAAGACGGTATATGTTTACCTGCCGGACGGCACTTTACTGGACAAAGGACGGGCGGACAAGGTAAGTTCGTTTGCACACAATGATCGTATCGTGAAAGTCACGATTGACGGGAAAACATACGAGACCAGCTGGGCCAATGTGGTTTTAGTGGAGGAATAACGATGAGCAAGATTTTGAAAAGTGTAACCTTGGGTGATGTGAAAAATGGTGGCATCTTCAGAGCGCTGGGCAAGGAGTTTGTGAAGCTGGATGCGGACGAACACGGCTGCCTTGTACTGGCAAAGGAAATTTGGACGAGAATGCCGTTCCGCGACGGCGACGACCCGGAATGCCCCAACGATCTGCGCCGGAGCGAGATTATGCCATATCTGGGTAACTGCCTGGCAGAGTTTACAAAGAACGGCACTCCGCTGAGTACATTCATTCCGCTCAGAATCGACCTTCAGGACACGACCGGCCAGAACGAATACGGAATCTTTGAAGTGAGGATTGGCCTGTTGACCCTGCGCGGGTACGGAAAATATTGGCGGCTGATCCCGAAGGTAGATGCGCCGTGGTGGTTGGCAACGCCTTACGGTACGCCGAATTGCTCTCCGCGCACCAGCCATAGCGGCAGCGTCTGGCTCGTCAACACCGATGGCTCCCACGACGGCTACTGGTACAGCAACTCCTTTGGTGTTCGCCCCGTTTTGTGCTTTTCCTCTGCACTCTTGGTCTCTGTCGAGGACGAAAGAGAGGCCGGGTTTTCGCTTTCCGATGTTCCGCTGGATGACCTGCTGGCCGAAATCAAGAGCCGGACGGAGGGCTAATCATGGATGCGGTAAAAAATGACGTGAAGCGGCTGGTCAAAATTGAGCTGGCCGCTGCAAACAAGAAGTTTCGGATGTTTGCAGGGCCGCATGAGGGCGCGGGAATCATCCAAGAAGAAGTCGTGGAAGCTGTGCAGGAAATGAACGGTCTGCGTCAGGAACTCAATGCAATGTGGATGAATGTTTACTCCAACAATCCGCAGATTTCCACGAAGGGTGTATATGACCGGGCTGTTGCTCTGGCCGTGGAAGCTATTCAGACAGCAGCGATGGCCCGGAAGTTTGAGCGCAGCCAGCGCCGTCACTGGCCGGGGGCAAAGGATCCGCACTATGGTGAAGAAGAATGACGCACCTACCGAAATCGAGACCATCACGCTGACCATGAGCCGTCCGGTGGCGGAGGCTGTACAGGCTGCCTGCGAGTGGTATCTGCGGCTGCACATGGGACAGTTTTGGGATCTGGCAGA